CACGATTCTGCTTAGCTTGTATCGCAATACCTGACACTTCAGCAGAGTCAGTTCCCAGCATAGAGTCATTAATACCTGATATGGCTTTGATGTTAGCCGGCGCTTTCTGGCCAATACGATCTAGACCAGTAGGGATAGTGTTAGGCTGGATTTTCTGAGGTGCCGTGGTGCCACGGGCGTACTCAAGCACGAGGCCAGTTTCAGCGCCATGCTCCTCGAGATCATCTGGTGTCATACCTACCAGTGAGCCGCTCTCTACCATCCACCCGCTATTAGCAGTGGTGTTAACAATATGCAGCTCTTGCGAAGCGATCTTGTTTAGCTGTTCTTGTGGGGATAACAGGTTACGTACCATGCCGAACGGACGACCGCGACGGAAGTAAGCGAAGAATGGTACTAACGTGAAGTCATCGTATGGCGACCAGTCATCGTGCAGCACAACTTTGTCACAGGTCACTGTCCAACGTACCTGCTTTACCATCTTAGTAATTACAGACAACCCGTGCTCTTTCGCGAACGCTTTCACCTTCCGCTCGTTCCAATTTTCTGGCACGCGCCTCTGGTCGCCGGTTGTGGGGTCGACATAGAAGTCTGACCTAGTCAGCTTTCGGTGCTGTCGCTCAATTACCCGAAGCGCCCTGACGTTTCGGTACTCTTCCTCTCCAGGAATCTGTGCACCTAAAAAATCTTCTCGGGTATCTATGTCGCCGTAGCGAGTCTCTTCGTACTCTACCGAGTCGCGGCCAAAACTGTTGCCGTTTTCTGCGATGAACTGCAGCTTGTCAGCTTTGTCTTTACCGTAGACCTCTTCAATCTCGTCAAGGGTCATCCATTTCGTTTCGAATATCTCGTTCCAAGTGCGCGCGTCATACTCTTTTGCGTCTGGATCTATCAGTATATCCAGAGGATCTTTCGCCGTTATCCGCACCTCACCTTCAGTGCTGTCACTGAAATCTATGCGAACGTCAAAATAACCACGGCCATCAAGGATCAATCCGTCACTAAACACCTGCTGCTCTATCCAATCCATTTTGTTGTTGTCAGAGATCTGCATGAACAACTTAGTCAGTGTGTTCGCTATATCACCGTCGCCGCCTTTGCGGGGTTTAAACTTCACGTCTGCCCGCCGTGAGCTCTGCTCACCTAGCACCGTATTAACCGTAGGCAGGATCGTGTTAATTGTCAGAGCAGGACGTCCGGCCTGATCGAGAGCTGCAATGTCTTCAGCCGCCCACTGATCACCTCGGTAATATGAGTCGCACTTCTTAGCCATTTCAATGTAATCAAGGTGGCCATTATCACGAGCACGTACATATCTGTCCCACTGGCCAGACGCAATCATGTGCTCTTTGTCTGCGGTCAATCGCTTTGTATTCTTCATGGCTATGCACTCATCGCCGATTTGTTTTTAGGACCACCCTTAACAATATGGGCGAGCTTGTCCCTCCAAGAGGGAGTGTGAACAGTAGGCGCGTGATAAGTTGAGAATTCAGCCATCATCAATCCAAGCCACGCGAGCGCGTCGACCTGATCGTCATGGACGCCGTTTGGGAATCTCAATAGTTCTGCCACCAGCGGGCCTGTAAACACAGCATCACGAGGCAGGAATACCATCCCCTGCTGCATACGGCCTTGGATGGCGCGGGCGCGGGCTTCTTTGTCTCTTCTACCCGTGCGTAGGTCTTTGATGTACATTTCATACAACCCCCTTTCACGCACACGTTTCTCAAGGAACGGGCCAAGGGCCATCTCGATGTGACCCTTCTCGATACCGACAATTGACGGTTTCCACTCGACGTATAAATCCAAAATCTTCTCTACAATCTCGAACCCGTCAAACCGCCCACGGACAATGTCCATGACGTACAACTTGTCAGCCTCGTCGACGCCAATGACCATCCCAACCGAGTAGTCGTTCCTGTCGTTTTTACCGATGGCTAAATCCCATGCGGCGTAGTACTTCATGCGGTCTTCGTCGATATCCTCAGGGTCGTAGTACTTAATCATGCTGCGAGTAAAGTAATCACCCTCGTCTGCCACAGGATTCTGTTGATACAACGCGGACCAATCTCGAGGGCCAACTGCTTTTCGTATACGGTTAAGTGACGCGGCGTCATACCGATCAAGGTGTAACGGCTCGCCCATCTTCCGGTACTTCTCGTCTTCCTCAGCGATGGCGGGATAGCGAACTACTTCCCAATCGTCGCCGCCTTCGGTCGCCATTTTTAGTAGGCGCCCCGCAAGATCGTCGTCATGCCAACGAGTGAGAATAACCAGTACCCCGCCGCCAGGAGCCAGACGGGTGTACGCCGTTGACGTATACCAATCCCAGTTAGCCTCTCTATTATTCTGAGACTCAGCGTCTTCTCGGTTTTTTACGGGGTCATCGATAACTAATATGTGTGCCCCTTTACCCGTGATACCGCCACCAACACCTGCAGCAACAAAGCCGCCGCCACCAGTGGTGAGCCACGCTTCAGCACTTTGAGAGTCAGGATCTAGACGTGTTTTGAAGGCACTCTTGTAGGACGGCTCTCGCAGCAGGTTACGCACCTTTCTCGAGAAACCCATCGCCAGTGAGCCTGAGTATGAGCAGCTAATGAACTCGTGCTCAGGGTTACGTCCCAAGTGCCAAGCGGGGAACGCTACCGAGGCAAGTGTCGATTTCCCATGCCGAGGGGGCATGAACAACATTAACCGTGGCGACTTCTTATCAACCACGTCTTGTGAGAACTTCTCTAACCTTTGGCAAATGTCCTTGTGCACCCAGCCTGCTTGGTAATCTGGATTGAACCGCTCAACGAAGGGCAGCATCCGTTTACGCGTGAGGATACGCATGGCCAACTCTTCGCGAGCCATTTCTTCAGAAGTTTTTGGTAGAGGGACATCAGTACTGGGGTCTTTCGGCGAGGGCAGGGAGTCCTGCCGGTCTGCTTGGCAGTACACATACCAGTTGTCCGCGCCCATAAGAGTAGACGGAACCGACTTCTTACACCGTTCGCATGTGCTCTTGGGCGCTTCATCCGTCATGTGTCTGAGGCTCTAGGTACTGCGTCCCTTTGCCAGCAAGCTTCAACAACTCGTCGTCACTCAGTCGTTCGAGCTGCTTGGCACCATTAATCTGTATGTTGACCTGCTGATTCTGAGATTCTTTCGCCAGACCATGCAGACGCACCATACTGTCTACCGTATTCTTCATCTCTGTCGCGTTGGCAGAGGACACGTAGGCATTCATATACATTGAGTGTGCTTGTTGAATGCCAAATTTCACTTCCTCATGCATCTGCTCGCGGAAATACTGAATGGCACGTGCCACGGCCTCTACTTTAGCGGCGGAGTAGGCATTGGCAGGTGACGCGTAACCAGCAGCACGCCCTGCAGCGGCAATAGTCATCCCACTGCAGATGAACTGGACTAGTTTCTCCTGTTGAACGCTAAGCACACCAATTTGAAGCCCCATATAAGGCATGTGGGAGTCAAACTCGGTCTTTGACATTTGTTCAGTGGAGGGTGTGATTGTTGGAGTCGTCGTTATCGAAGTAATATCTATCACCCCCCGCGATGTAATTGCTCATTTCATTACTAAAATTAACGAAAATTGGAGGGTTGATGTAATCAACCTGAGTTACTTCTTCCACAAACTCTTGTATTTCGTCGTCTGCGTAGCCACTGGCACGTAAAACTTCGATTGTTTTGGCGTAGTCGTACACCAAAACAGGCGCGCTGCCCCTTAGAACGACTTGATACCCTATACAGGCGTCTTCTAG